GGAGCAGCTGGTATCACAGCTGTTGCCGCTGCCGTAACAGGTTTGGGTTCTGCATCATATGCAGGTAACCTTGTAGGATTTACTAAAGACTTAGGGTCTCTTAAAGGAGTTATCGCTGGTCTTGCGGGTTCTGCCGGTGGTATCATGGCGATGTCTACTGGATTTATAATGATGAATGCCGCGTTAGCTGGTCTTGCTGGAACTGTTCCTACAGTATCCTCAGCATTCCAGAACCTACAAACACCAATCACCACACTTGCTCCGGCTATCCCATCATTAGCAGCCGCATTTTCTATGTTAGCACCATCTATCATGATGTCTGCTTCTGGAATTATGCCGGTTGTTGCCGGGTTTACTCAACTAGGAGCGATTGTTCCAAGCCTTGCAGCAGCACTACAAACTGTTCCTGCAGCGTTCCAACAAGCAGCTCAAGGAGCTATGATGTTTGGACAATCTCTGGGACAAGGTATTATGGCTTCTGCTCCTATGGTGATTATGGCAGTCCAACAGTTAGCTATGCAAGCAGTTATGTCTGCTCAAATGGCGTTTCAACAAGGACAACAAATCGGCGTACAGTTTGGACAACAAATTGCTACAGGATTGATGTCTCAGTCTGGAACCATTACATCTGCGGCTCAGTCAAGCGCAAACATGTCCATAAATTCTGTAAGAGGCACGTTCTCTCAAGGCGGAGCCATTGGACAACAATTTGGATCAAGCATTGCTAGCGGTATTTCTGGAAGCTCTGGTTCTATTACGGGATCATCTTCTAGTGTGGCAAACAGTTCTGTAAACTCTATCCGTGGAGTGTTCAATCAAGGTACTTCTCTTGGTTCTCACTTCGGTGGATCTGTGGCTAGTGGTATTTCTTCACAATCAGGTTCTGCTCATGGAGCAGGTTCTAGTTTAGCACATTCAGCATACAATGGTGCGTCGTCTGTATCATTGAGTTCTGCTGGTAGCTATGCTGGTTATGGTTTTGCAAATGGTTTGGCAGCATCTGCTGGATCTATTTATGCCACAGCTTCTGCGATTGCATCTAATGTTGCAGCAACCATCCGAAGAGCATTGGATATCCATTCACCATCTCGTGTTACTAAAGCTCTTGGTAAATTCACGGGACAAGGTTTCGAGATTGGTTTGAAAGATACCGGATCTGCAATATTCAGAACGGCTAAAGGTTTGGCCAATCAAGCCATTGAAGCTCTAAATGTCGACGATAGTCTATCTGGACTCCTTATGGACAACATTGACATGACTATTCAACCAACAGTCAAACCAGTATTCGATGGATCTCTTCTTAAAGACATGAACAATCTTTCTGGTAAGATGAACGGTAACTTGACATTGCCATCAAGCTACACTGATCGATTCAATCAAAATGGCAACACAACGATTACTAATTCTGACACATATACAGTTAACGTTAATGTGGAGAACAGAGGTAATCAACCAATTAATCCTAAGGAACTTGCTCGTCAGGTTCAGGATGAATTGAAGAATATGCGTGACGCAGCTTTGCGTTCTAGAGGGGAGGAAATCGCTTGGTAAGTTTAAAGCCAGGTGAATTTCTTATTAATAAAGTAAATTCATCTACTGAAAAGATACTTATCCAAGATCGTCCCGATATCGAAGCACCCAAACGTCGGCAGGTTCATAAAGAGCCTGCTGGCTATGATGGGTTCTTGGTTTATGATGATGGAGGATATGAAGCTACAGAAGTAGAACTTACTCTTCTTTATCATGGAGGAAGAGTAGATGATCCTACAGCTATTTCCACAGCCCGTAATAGGATCTATAAATTCTTCAAGTTTGGTCAATATGAGTTTAAGATGACTCCATATTTTGACCCCGAAAAGGTATATTTGTGTATACTAACCGAAGCTCCAACATTTGAAAACAAATGGTACTATAATGGCGCCATGGTATTCAAACTCAAGATAAAAGTACAACCATATAAGTATTATGTGGATACTATTGACTCTTGGTGGAATATTCCTAAAGAAGGTTGGATGCGAAACCCTAGAATGTCCGATGCCAAACCATTATTCCGTATAATTGGTAATGGTGATTTAGATATGACGGTTGGATATAAGAAGATGATATTCACAGGTGTAGAAGGAAACATCTATATTGACTGTGAGAAGTACTTCGTATATCGCAATAACAATGGGGTTATCACAAACGCAAATCATAAATGTAAATCAAAGGACTTTTGGCATATGCCCTCAGAACAATCAGTACAAATCAATTGGAATGGCGCAATTAGTACTGTCGAAATGATTCCGAGATGGAGGGATTTGCTATGAGACCTATACTTTATGAACAATATGAACGAGACTTTGAGTCGAATGGTATTGGTGTATTGTGGGACTCTCTTGAGTGTGAGGTTCATGAAGTCCGTAATGGAGAATTCGAGTTAGAACTCACATATCCATACAGTGGTCAGTGGTTTAATGAAATCAAAGAGAACCGTTATATTCTAGCAAAGCCTAATGATACTGATTTGCCTCATGCATTTCGTATTTATGAGGTAGAAAAGAATACCAAAGACCAGACAATAAAAGCTAAATGCGTGACAATCACGGATGACCTAAATGGTATGCTGGTAAAAGCGGCTAAAGGTAAAGGTACTCCGGCTACAGCATTTGCGCTGGCTAAACAAAATGTTGTTGGTGGTCCAGAAGCAGTTCCTTATGAGTTTTATACGGACATAACCGATAACCTAAAGGACTTCGAATTTCTTCTTCGGAATATGCAAAGCGTGTTATCTGGAGAAGAAGGTTCGCTTATCGACTTATGGCGAGGCGAGATAAAACGGACAAATAACTATATTCATTTCCTTAGAAATCGTGGTAAACAAAATGTTACTACTATTCGTTTAGGAAAGAATATGGAGAACTTTAAGACCCAGGTATCTTTCAAAGGTAAATTCACAGCGATTCTACCTTATGCCAAGTATACTAAGCGCACTGGTAACGGTAACGATCAACAAGAGATTTATGTATTTGGTGACGTTGTTAAGTCAATGCACTACAACTCATATTCTCAAAAGAACTTAAGACCTGTAGATTTCTCAAGCGATTTCCAAAATACCGGACAAGGTAATGGTGATCAAGAAATCACAAAAGCTCAAGTTGACAATGCTGCTAAAAACTATTTCACATCTAGAAACCCTGGATGTGATATTCCTAGCATTCAAATGACTGTTGAGATGGCTGCCCTTAGAGATAGTAATTTGTTTGATGAATATACGATTAATCGTTTAGAGACTATTGGTCTTTGTGATACTGTCGATGTATGGGTGTCTAAATGGAACCTGTCCACGACACTTAAAGTACGAGAGTTAACTTATGATGTTCTGAAAGAACAGATTAAGACAATGGTTATTTCTGATAATGGTAAAGGCTCTACTAGCTACGGGTCATCTTTAACGTCAACTGTCAACTCAAAGGTGGAACAGAGTGTTAATAACATCTTCTATAACAGTGGAGGTCTATGGTCTAAGATCGTTAACCTTACAGCAGATGGACATAACATTATCAACTATCAGACAACGCAACCAACTTCTGCTAGAACCGGCGATCTTTGGTATAAAGACATGGGTAATGGTAAGGTCCAGCTAAACATTTGGGATGGATCAAAATGGAAGCGAGTTGTGGACTCTGATTTCGAAGATGATGTCAACAGAACGGTGGCAACTCATTTTGCAGAAGTTGAACAGAAGATTAAAGACGCTGAGGAAGACTCTAAGGAACGAACTCTACAGGCATTAAGTAAAGCTGAGAGCGCGTTACTGCAACTTAGAGACCTCCCACAAACCGGAGAATTCAACAAGATCAAAGATCAAATTGGTGTTTACGAACGTGTTATTGGTAAAAACGAATCCGAGGTTAAAAAGAATGTTACAGGAATGGTTATGACTCCTGAAATATTCCAGACCGAGGTATTTGCCAGAGGCGTACTTGGATCGGTTCTAAACCCACCGCCTAAAGTGATTAACCATATTCTATCAACTGATGATTTTGCAGATATGACTTCTGGTATTCTTGTCGATAGAAGAAAAATCAATACGAATTTGACTTATATTGCAAATCCTTATGTTGTTAAACGCCCAACTGGAGTTAACTCTGAACTGTTATTTTACACAATACCTGTTCGAACTATAACTCCTAGCGCCGAAACGACAGAACCAAATAACCAACCATATTGGTATATTTCATTCCCACTAGACAATTATGAGATAAAAGTTGGTGAAAGATGGACTCTTTCGTTTGAATGGAGAGTAAACCCTTTAGGCAATGGATATTTCTCAGCTGCAGAGTCTCAACAATTTCATTATGGTTTTTACGACTTCGATAAAAAACGTTGGGAAATTGGTCCTTGGACGGTTGATGTAAGTGCCACAGGAAGACAAGCTGCTGGTCCTGATTATCGTAAAGTGTCTCAAAATATGGCGTATACTCAACTTAGAAGTCTTGGGAAGAACGTTCGATTTGCGATAGTATATACCCATTCATCTTCATTATATTTCCGTAATATAATGTGGAATAAAGGTGAAGAAGCACCATATAGTCCTATTACTTCTATCTCTACTAGGGTTACTCAACTCGCAGGATCTTGGGCTGTTAAAAATCTTAACAGTAACAATGACGTTGTATCCGAGATCAACGCTACTGGAACAGACGTTCGTATTAAAGGTTCATCTATTTGGCTTGACGGTAATACGAAAATCGAGAACGCTGTGATCAAGGATGCTCATATTGCTAATGTCAATGCTGGTAAGGTTACTACAGGCACTCTTGATGCTAATAGAGTTAATGTGATAAACTTAAATGCTAGTAACATTGTGACTGGTACAATGAGTGCAAACTATATTCGAGGCGGAATTCTGGCATCTCAGAGTGGAAGTTTGACATTTGACTTGAATAGGAATTATCTGAGATTCAACGCCGCTGCAAATATAGAATTTACTACTGCAAACAACTCGTTATTTCGTAGAAAAGGTGACGGTACTGGATTTATTCACTTCAGCGATGATACTTACGGAGGAGTATTTGTCGGTGTTGGGGTAACTTCACATAATATCGGGACGATATCTCAAGACACTGGTTACTTCTCCGGTATACGTATATTCCGTGCAAACGATAACGTCGACCAAACGGAGATCTTTGGTGATAAAATATTACTTGGTCATGCTTTCTCTGGTGGTCGAGATGGTATATATCATTTCGTATTCGAACCGACTAAACTTTCTAAGGGTATTAGTATGATACGATTATGTAACTCTGTAGAATCTCTATGGAGATGTTGGGAGCATTTA